AAAAAACCAAATTTTATAACTACAAAAAATAAATATATAAAAGAATGGTTTAATTATGAATACAAGTGTGCTGAATATGAATCAGAGAGTATAAAACACGACAAAGAATATATGAGAAGTAAAATATACTCAGGTATGTATTTTGTAAGTATAAATGGAAAAATCCTTTATGATAATGATCCTGAAGAATATGCATTAACAGAAAAAGGGGTTGAAAAATTTAATGAAAATTTAATAAAAACGAGAAAGTATGTAATTAGTTCAAACGTACTAAATTTCTATAGATCTATGGAAATAATAAACAACATTGAAGATATAAAAGATTATAATATAATTGTAGATTACATACAAGGGTACCCAGGTTGTGGAAAGTCTACCTTAATAGTAGAAAGTGCAGGTGAATTTGATATAGTATGTACACCAAGTAAATTAAACGCAAAAAGATTAAGAAACCAAGTAAAATGCATAACAAAAACATTAGATAGTGTATGTATCAATGGTATAGAGAAGAAACAATATAATATAATGTATGTAGATGAGATAGACAAATGCCATTTTGGGCAAGTGTTATATGTAGCTATGTTAACAAGGTGCAAAAAGATAGTATGCGTTGGAGATAAAAACCAAATAGAATATTTTAGTAGGTTACCTGAAATAACGTTTAAATATAATACTTACAATGAAAGTCACGTGAAAGTAATAAAGAAAACATATAGATGTCCTCAAAGTCACATAAGAATATTAGGAAAGAATTATTATCCTGGTATAACAAGTGAGAATAAAAAAGAAGGAAGAATAGAAACAATCATAATAAATAGCATGAATGATGTAAAAGATGTAAAAGGTGAGTTTATAACATTTACACAATGGGAAAAATCGGAGATTAAAAGAAATAAAAAAGAGGTACACACTTTAGGAGAGTACCAAGGTGAAAGTGCAAATTTCATAAATATAATAAGATTATCAAAAAGAAATGATAATCCGCTATATGAAGATGATAAACAAATAGCTGTAGCATTGTCACGTTCAAAAGATACTTTAAGATATTATACATGTACAATAGATAAGTTATACAAATTATTATCAGGTGCAGTCATAAATGAAAGTGAAAAATTAAATACAAGAGCGGAAAAATTATTAAGTAAAAGGACAAATCAATATAGTGTTCCAATAGATATATATGTAAAACATATAAATGTAACACCAACTAGAGACACAGATAACACATTAGATAAAGTCAGTAATACAAGTGGTATTATAATTGATAAAAATGTAGAGTTAATTGAAGTAGAGAATAGATACCTAGAATCATATATAACTCAAAGTAATTCAACAGTTAATAATGAAACGATTAGTAACATTATGTATGAATTACATGATCATCACAGAGAAATATTCGAATATATCAGAAATGAAAAAGAATATGAAATTCCAAAAGAATTATATATTCAGCCAGATAAATTTATTCAAAGTGTAATAAAAAAGAAAAGCAAAGAAGAATATTGCAACGTAAAAATATTTAATAATGTGAATTTACAAGAAAACACAACAAATTTATTACTTGAAAATTTAGAAAAAAGAAATTTAGCAAGTAAACCTAACCATAAGTACATAAGTGATAACACAAAGATAAAAATAAATAATCTAATAAATAAAGTATTTGATGAAGAAAAATTAAGTATATATAAAAAAGAGGTACTTCATAGTAATATGAGTGGATTAAAAAAGTGGTACGCAAAAAGAACTAAATTACAAAGAAATAGAATAGAAGCAGACACTAATAGAATAATAAACAAATACTATGCACATTTAAAACGTGAAGAAAAACCAGACTTAGAAAACAATGACAAAGAGTTAAAACCAAAGAATCAAATAGTTGTAGCAAGTACAGCAATGGTAACAAGTTACTTTGCTGCTCACTTTTCAATGTTAAATATGTATTTAGAAAATTGCTTAAAAGATAAATATGTGTATTACAATGGATTAAATGCAAAAAGTTTGCAAAATAAATTAAACAAAAACAAAAGTGGATATTTCAGAGCAATAGATATTTCAAAGTTTGACAAAAGTCAATTAGAGATATGTACTTACATCTTTCAAAAAATAATGGAAAAATGTGGTGTAAATAAAACTGTTATAGATACTTATAAAGATGCGAATGTGTATGCGAAAGTGAATGTTCCAGAAATAGGAGCAAGATTTTCAATAGAATACACAAAGAAAAGCGGTGAATTTACAACTTATATGTCAAATTCAGTAATAACATTAATAGTGGTGTTATTTTGTGAAGAAATAGAAGATGAAAATTTAATTTGGTATTTATTTGGAGGTGATGACAACTTAATATATACAATTAATGAATTAAAGGAAAACAAATATAAAAATTATGTAGATGTGTTTAATATGGAGTGTAAATACGATAATTACACAAGATATTTTGCATCAAGATTTTTAATAATAAATAGAGGGAATTTTATGTTAGTAAGTGACCCTATGAAATTAATAAAAAGTTTTACAAAGTATATGTTATGTAAGGAACACATAGAATTGTATCATATAAGTTATAAAGATAACACAAAAAATATGAGTAGTAACAGTGTACAAATGAAGTTAGTGAACGCTATGTACGAAAAATACATAACATATTTTCCTAAATTAAACAAACAAATTTGTTATATAATTATACAATTTATAATGAATTTAAGAGAAAAAGAAAGATTCTTAGAAATTTATAGTAAAAATAAAAATTA